CACGTCCAACTGAGCTTTTCATCGCGGGTAAAGGTAACCTTTGCCATCATCAGGCAGAGGTTCTTACTGGGCGGGGTCATCATGTCTCTTCCTCCAGTGGCACATCACGCCATTCGCCACGATTGGGTGATGGCAAAGTGTTTCCGTCTTTGTCAGTGATGTGTACTGCCAGCACTATGTTTTTGTCTTCCCACCATTGCTGAAGTGTGCGTATCTTTTTTGGGCGGTAGCAAACCTCTATTCCGTGTCGATCAGTTACCTTTACATCGTGTTGCTCAAAGCCATCCGCACGCTCAATAAAGCGCAGTTTTGGTGTTGGTGTCATCGCTTCATCCCCCGAATGTACTGAGCAAAGCTCTGCACCGTATCGCGGCCAAAGGGCAGGGCAAACTTGGTCTCCAACTCCACCGCCACCTCTTCGATGGCGTCATTGCGGGTCAGGTGTGCAAACTCGGCCGGGTGTGAGTGCACGTCTATATGGGCGACCTCTGGGGTCTCGGCCCTATGAGGGTCGGTCGTATATTTTCCGCATTTCATGCACTTCAGGCTTTGCGTGTCCGTGTAAAAATGCCAGTTGTGTTTGCACGGCTGCATTAAAACTTCTCCTTGTAAAACTTGCCGATCACTTCGGCCAGCTCGTGGATATGAAAGTCTCCGCCTTCACCACCAAAGTTGGTGATCCAGATCATGCCAGGCTGAATGCCAGGCGTGAGGGTCCAGCCGGCGATTTTGACCTCGTAGCGCTCGCGCGCGTCCTTGAAGCCCTGGTCATAAGCCACCTGCGCCTTGCACGCATCTTCAATGGTCATCAAGGTGTACTTCTGGCATTCTTCCCAGACAAACTGGGCGTTTGTTTCACCAATCATTTTGCGTTCCGCTTTGGTTAATTGTTCCCACCAAGATTGAAATGTCATTTCCCTTGCTCCTTGTTCTTGAATCTGTCGCTTACGCCACCCGGTCACGGCCAACCCCAAACAGCCCCGTGATCCGCGACCAGGCCAACTTGCGCAGGGACACTGCAGCCAACTTCTTCTCGAGCTTCAGGACCGTAAAACCCAGCTCGAGGTTTGCGCCCACCAGCTCGTCAATGTCTTTGCGGCACTGTGCCAAGCCCTCACTAAACCCTTTGGCATGGGCCTCGGCTGCCACATCTTTAAAGGTGCGGCGTTTATATTTAGTCCGTGTCATATTGGTTTTCCATGTGTTGAAAGACGATGTGTTCCAAGTTGGCCAGGTCTTCCCCTGTCATCTCGCTCTCCAGCTCCGGGTAGGGTTGGCCGTCGAGGTGGAGGATTTCCCATTCCCCACAGCCGCCCTCTTCTGGATGGCTGTCGCCCGGGTCCGCGCGCAGGATGGGGGGCAGGTACGGCTCCCAGTACGTCACGCGGACGATGCAAAGGATGCCGTTGATGCTGTGTTCAAACTCAGTCATGCTCTACCTCCGCCACCTGCACTTTGATGTTGCCATCTTGGATGTGCTTGAACAACTGGCGCTGGAAATCCATGCGCATTGCATTGGTGTCGATGACCAGGAACGCTTCCCCTGATTGCACCAGGCCAGCGGTCAAGGTCCGTGGCGCGCGGGTCTTGATCCGTTCACTGCCCATCTTGTAATAGGTAATTGGATCGCTCATAGCGGCATGTCCCCGTGCCATGGTTCGTCGGCCATGCGCTTTAGATTGAAGATGAACCTGTATTGCGGATGCACCTTGACGAACAGGCGCGCGTAGAACGCAATGTGGTTGTTGGAGATTTTGAAGTCTACGCCTGTGGTGGTCATCGCCACCTCCCAGCGGATGCGGTTGATGATGAGCCAGTGGCTGATCTTCCTGTGGCCGGCGCTGATGGCCTCGAGCGTGAATCGTTCAAAGTAACCCCACACCAGGGGGTTACCTGCGTTGAACGCATTGAACTCACGCTGCCTCAAATGAAACGGCGTGTTCATGCTCATCGGTCATTCCTCTCTTGCTCATCCATCCAAAACCAAAGTTTCATCAGGCCGATCAGGACAAGGCCGGCGACGATCATGCCAAGGCCGCCCAAAAGAATTGTTGCGACGATGGTCTCTGTCATGACTTGATCTCCAACAAAGGCTTGTCGTGATCAATGTCCACGTACTCAGAGTACAGACTGATTTCAAAGTCGCCCTCAGGCGTCTTGATTTCAATGGTCCGTGTAGCGTAGACACTGTCCGGGCCAGCGCTGTGTTTAATAGGACTGACGGTGATGTTGGTCACCCGATGAATATTCAAATTGAAGTTCATGACTTTCTCTCTTTCTGTTGATGGAAATTAAATTATACGTGTATCGTACCAGTTGTGTCTAGTACTTTCCCTAGGTCTTGTAAAAAACCCAGGCAGCTATCAAGCAGAGGGCGTATACCCTCCACCTGATAAGGTTGAAGTAATCTTCAACGCTCACCGCTCGACTCCTTCAAGGCGGTCTGCCACCAGCTTGGCGTAGCCGGCAATGTCCACCCAATGGTCGACTTTGTCGGGGTTGCCGTTGACGATGCGGCCGATCTTGTGCACGATCATCTCCAAGGCTTCCCACTGGTCATCAGCAAAGGTCTTGTCGTGACTGGCCGCGTGGTCCGCGAGCAGTCGTTTGATACCCTGCATCAGTGCAGCGCCGTCCTTGAACTTGCCGTAGTCCTTGGCCCGCTCGTCGAGGGTCTCGTCCACGTCGGTCCCTTCAACCTCTTCCAGAATCTTTGCCCAGGAGCTGAGAGGAGGCATCGGCACCATTTCAGGCGGCTTCCACTCCTCTTGGATTTGCTTGCGCAGCTTGTAGGTCATGGGCTTGGACGCCTGGAACTTGATGGCCACCTTGGTCGCATCGGCATCTAGATGCTTGCGAAAATACTCGCGGATTTTGTCTGACTTGTTCACTTACTTTCTCCTTTTCTTTGCTTCGGTTTTTCAATGACTTTTGTCACTGATTCTGTGGTGGTGAAACGGTGCTCGTTTGCGCATTCGTATCGCCGGTATGTGAAATTGTTTTGGAGGCGCGCCCGTGTTTCTTTAACGGATACCCAGGCCTGGCAGATGGGGCATTTCATTTGGGACGGTGGAGTAAAAGGGATTGAATAAACCTCTCGTCTCGCAACATAGGTGCAGGCTTGGGCACATAGGCCACCCCAATTAACACCTTGCCAGTGTTGAAAAATCTGCCTGTTGCAGCAAGTTCTTTAAATACCTTTTGCTCTCGGGTAAGGGCTTGTTTAATCATCGCACTCTTTCTCCTTTCTGTTACTGAGTCTTGATCTTAGCACATCTAGTTCACTTGTCAACAACTCAACTTTCTTTTCTGCATTCAACCAGGCTTCTCGCCACAGTCTCTGATCTTCAATGCGTTGTGCGGCCGCTTCAAGCAGTTCCTCGATGTAGGGGAAGACTTCCTTGACTGAGCGCAGTTCCTCTTGTAGTTTCATTTTCACTCCACGGGTGTTTTAAATATTCTTCACGAAGCAGCCCGTACAGCACCAAGTCTCCACCATCGGGGAAGGCCTTGCGCATGCGCCCTTCATACTGAAAGCCCAGGCGCGAGACAAAGCGCTGGGCGTCCAAGTTCTCGGCACGAATGAGGCCCGTGACCCGTGGCACTTCAAGCACTCTGAACGGCAACTCAAACGACGCGTTGAAGTAACTGCGAGACAGCCAGTGGCTCTTGGGCCGCGCTGCAATGTGCATGTCAATGTTGGTGCCTGTGTAAGCCGAGAACACAGTGACGGCCAGGAAGTCGTCCTTGTCGTCCACCAGGCTCACCGAGGTGACGTCCCCTGTCATGCCGTCGATGCCGATGACCTTCTTGGCCCAGGCTACGGCCTCGTCGACACGTTTAAAGCGCAGGATTTTCACGGTAGTTCTCCGCAATCTCATCTTCAAACAGCATGATCTGCTCTTCTGAAAAGCTCTTGGTGATGTCTACCTGGCGGGGCTTGCCGCTGGGGCCTGTGATGGTCAACAAAATCTTGGTGATGTCCAACAACGCGGGCAGCTCTGTGTCCTCCACCAGCATGGATGGGAGCACTTCAAAAGTGAGTTCGACGGGGAACGTCATCTCGGTCTGGTATTTCATTTTTGGCTTTCTTTTTGTTGGCGTCGATGCGCTGCAAGGTCAGGGACTGTTCGTAGGCGTAGTCAAAGGCGGGCAAGATGATGCTGTACATGTAGCTGCCCATTCCAACCTTGTAAAAGGCTGCAATCTCCTTGAGCATGTAGTACGCCTCTTCGGGCAGGGAGACGCTGATCCAGCGCTGCCCAGCGCGCTTGGATGGAGAGGCGCGCACCTTCTCGTAGCTGTCCTTCTTTGGCCGGCCGTTCTTCCTCGGGCGACCTCTCTTGCGTGCTGCCACACGTACGGACTGACGCACGTATGGCTCTGGGTGAGCAGGCACAACTTGTTCTCGTATCTTTAGCGGCATTACCATTTAATTCTCCTTTCTTAGAACTTATCAGTGTATCGGAAAAAACGGGCTGGAGGCAAGCCCCCAGCCCAAATGCTTCAAGAGGAAATAAGGGGCAACTGCAGTCGGCCCCACCTCAATTATGCAGCCTCTCCCCAACTCGGTCCAGTCTCAACATCCACGCGGGAAGGGACTTCCAGGGTCACGGCTTTGGCCATGAGGTTGGCGGCTTCGCGGGCCTCTTCAATGTTCCTGACGGACAGCGCCACTTCGTCGTGCACTTGCAACAGCAGGCTAAACCCTGCCTTGTGCAGCGCCACCATGCCGGCTTTGGTCTGGTCAGCGGCCGACCCTTGGATCAACCGGTTCAGCCCCTTGTAGGTGCCTGCCCGCTTGATCCGCGAGCCGTATTCCATGACGGCCTGCTCACGCGGCAGTGCCTTGTTCACGCCCCACTCCACGGGCTCCCACAGCGGAAAGCGGCATTTGCGGCCCAGGAGCGTGCGAATGGACCCGCCAGAGGCCGGGTGCTCAATGCGCTTCATGACCGCGTCCACGGTGCCCTTGAGAAATGGGACCTTGCTGTGGAACGTGGCAATCAGCTCGCTGGCCTCGTCCAGGGGCAGGTCCAGTTGGGTGGCCAGCTTGGCCTTGCCCATGCCGTACATCAGGCCCAGACCAATGGTCTTGGCAGCCTTGCGTTTGATTCCGGCCATGTCGGCAACCATCTGATGGAAGTCCGTGTCGGGGTTGTCGCGGTAGGCCTGCGCCATCTTCTCCGCGCCCGGCAGGCCCAGCAAGGTGGCGTAGTGCACCAAGAGGCGCGGCTCTTGGGAGGAGAAGTCATTGGCCGCCCAGACCTGGCCGTCCTCAGGCAGGAACAAGCCCCGCACCATGGGGCCGATGATCTCGTGGCGCGCGGGCACTTGCTGGAGGTTGGGATTGGACGCTGACAGACGCCCGGTGACGGTGCCGCCCTCTTCGTTGCGCATTTGGTTGAAGTGGGTGTGGATGCGCCCGTCCTTGGCGCTGTGCTTCAGGTAGGGCTCCAGGAACGTGCCGTGGGTCTTGTTCAGCTCCCGGGCTTCCAGGATCATCCTGGACATCGGGTGCTCATGGGTGTCCAGAAAGCTCTTGGTGAAGCTGGGCGCGCCAGCAGCGGTCTTGGGGTATTGGATGCCCAGGCGGTCGAACGCGGCGGCAATGGACTGCGCAGCCCAGATGTCCACCTGCATGCCGGCCTGGCTCTTCAAGTACTTCAGGATTTCGGTTTCTTTGGTCCGCATGTCAGCCATGTGGCGCTCGCACTTGGCGCGATCAAAGTTGATGCCCTTCAAGGTGATGTCCACCAAGACCGGCAGCACTTCGGTTTCCAAGTTAAATACCGACTCAACTTCGTCGTTGCGCATGAGCGCTTTGAAGTGATGCCAGAGCTTCAAGGTCAGCGCCGCGTCTTGCTCGGCATAGTCGCCCACGTGCATGGCAGGCAGCTTCCACAGCTCCTTCTTGGGATGCACGCCAAAGTCAGACGCTGACTCCTTCAAGCCCTGTTCAGACTTGATCTCCTTGAGGTAGTCAAAGCCCAGGCTGTTCAAGCTGTAGGCAAAGCGGTTCTCGTCCAGCACAGGCGCTGCCAGCATGGTATCAAAGATCGTGCCGTTTACTGTGAAGCCGGTGGCTCTGAGCCATCCGAGGTCGTAGGCGGCGTTGTGCATGATTTTGTCTGCGGGCGTAGCCAGGACATCACGCATCCAGCGCTCCACGATACGCTTGTCCAAATTGCCGCCACCAGCATGAGCAACAGGGAAATAGCCAGCCCAGCCATCGACAGCAATGGCATAACCAACAATGTAACCGTCATTCCGAGGCCAGCCCGGGCCCAGGCTTTCCATATTGGGATCAGAGGTTTCGAGGTCAATTGCAATCTCCTTGGCTTCACTGAGGTTGGGGAAAGAGGATGGCGGCAGCCACTCGGAAATCCGAGGGAACATGGGCATTGTTTTATTTTCTCGCTTCATAGTCTGAAGCCTTTCTGTTCGTTCTTTGGCAGCACGATGTGCAGTGTTTGCTTGGCGCGGGTGATGCCCACATACAGCAGACGATTGATGTCGTCCGAGTTCTTGTCGTAGTCCTTGGCAAACCGCGTGGACAGGTCTGACAGCAGCAGCACGTTGTCTGCTTCGCCGCCCTTGGCCCCGTGGATCGTGGACAGCTTGATGGGCACGTGGCCCGTGAGCCGTGTATTGCGGCGCAAGAGCGAGACCAGGTAGTCCCGGCGGTCCTCGCTGATCTTGGTCAGTGCCTTGTGCCAGATTTCATCTGAAAGAAGTCCGTGTTTTTCTTTCAGGGTGTCGAGCGTGAACATGTCAGCCTGGTCGGCCGTGCGCAGCATCTTGTGGCCGTGCTTGATGAAGGCACTGTCCAAGTACTTGTAGATTACTTTAAGCACATGGAAGGGCACCTCACCGCCCTTGCGCAGCTTCTCCCAGCCCAGCACTGCAATGAGGATGCTTTCGCTCACACTGCGTTGTCCGTGGCGCTCAAACAGCAGGCCCTGGCTTTTGATCCAATCATGCATGTCGGTCAGCATGTAATTGGCGCTGGCCAAAATCAACCAGTTGCCGTGCGTGATGTCGACCTGTTGGAAGTCGTTGTAGTAGCTGATGCTGCCCTCTTCTTCGCGGGCCTTCCAGACCTTGGGCTGGCGCTGCTTGATGCGTGTCACCACGCGGTTGGCTAAGGCGTGGATTTTCGAGGGGACGCGGTAGGACTGATCAAGGATTTTGACATCACCCGAAAACCCCAGGAAACTTGCGACGTCGGCTCCGGCCCAAGTGTAGACGGCCTGGTCATCGTCGCCTGCCAAAAAGCAGCGCTGGGCGCGCAACGAAAGTTGCTCGACCAGCCTCCATTGCAAGCGTGACAAATCCTGTGCTTCGTCGATGATCAATGTCTCGAGCTTTGGCAAGCGCTCTGGCTCCAGCAACACATGCTCCAGCAGGTCGGTGAAGTCCAACAAACTGTGGGATGTCTTATAGTGACGGTAGGCGCGCTCAACGTACTCAAAGTGAAACCACTCAATCTCCATCTTGGACAGGTTGTAGTGGGTGCGCAGGTCCATGCCCCGAATGCGGGCGATGTTGATCTCGTTCAGGATCGGGTTGTCGGCCTTGACGGCAAACTCTTCGTCGCCGCTTTCAATGGCCAGCTCGATGCCGGCCTCCAGGGCAAACTCTTTGTAGTGCTCCGGCGACATCATGTCCTTGGTGCTGATGCCAAGGCACCGGTATGCCAGGCTGTGCAGCGTGCGAAAGAACGGGAAGTCCGTGTCGGGGTTCAGATGCGGGAACTTCAGAATAGCCCTGTCGCGCGCTTCGGTGGCCGCCTTCTTGGTGAAAGCAAAGTACCCGATTTTCATTGGGTGCACATCGCCTGCCAGCTCGGTCTCGACAATGCTTAAAAGGTAGGTGGTCTTGCCGGACCCGGGGGGCCCAAACACTTTGGTGGTGCTCATTCGTCATCCTCCTCATCCCATATGTCTTGTGTCCACACCAGCACAGGGGTGTGCTCACCGACATAGGCACCTTCAATGTTGAATTCAATGTATTCGCGGGCATCCTCCGCGTCCATGCCCTCTTCCATAAGGTTTTCCCGGATAACCTCCGCGTCGTAGACAAGCACATTGGTCAATGACTTGTCCCTCCAGATCATGGCCGGGCCGATGATCGCGTTGTCATGTCCATCAATTTTTAACATCAGAATGGGCTCCTGTTGGTGCGTTGTTCAGGGGTCTCGAACGGTGCGTCTTGGCGACTAAAGCGCGGAATCTTCCAGCACCGCGCAGCGCGGTTCTTGAGAAAGAGGCTAATAGGCTCACCGCCCAGGTCACGCAGGCGCTGCGCCATCTTTGGATGCGTCATAACCTTGAAGTTGTTGCGCACCAGGTGCGCTTCAAGGTCCTTCATGCGGAAGTAAGTCTTGGCCTCATCCTCATCTGTCCATGGGCGGCCCATGAGGATTTCATCGCGGTCCATTGCCTGCTGCAGGTGTGTGCAGAACTCTTCAAGCATGTCGTTGAAGCGGCCGGTGATACTGGTGTCCTCGCTGGCCTCGGTAATTTGCTCAGTCTCCACCATTTCTTTGAGCAGTGCATTGAGCAGCAGCTCCCAATCTTGTTTGCGCAGCGTGGGCGGCAGCAGGTTGAGCTTTTCGACGCAGGCCTTTTGGAATGCGGCTTGAGCAAACAAGCTCTCCGTATCCAGCTCAATGCGTTTGCCGTTGATGTCAAGGAACCACAGCGGAGGCTCGGAGTTGTACTTGGAGAGGGAGGACACCTGGGGCGCATCTGGCCCGTTGGCCCCGATCCCGTGTTTGCGTGTCCTGCAAAGCCCGCTGTTGCAAAAGCTGTTGAGCGGGGAGTCTTTGCACTTGTACCGATATTCTTTTTTGTGCAACTGCTTGACCAGGACTTGAACCTCGTTGTTGGGCAGGGGCGGGGACACATACTTCAGGTTGTGCTCGACCAGGGCATCGTCCCAGTGTATGGGGATGACCTTCTTGAGGTAGATGCCGATGTTAAAAAGCGCGTTGTTGCGTGTGCCTTCGGGCACGCCCTGTGTGCACAGGGCCTGCAGGCATGGGGGCCCGTCCTTGATCGGATGATCTGGGGCCTTTGGCTCTTCTGGGTACTTGAGGTCTGTGGGCTGCACCCACTGCTCGTACAGCTCGTAGAACTCTTCCAGCGTTGCGGCCGAGCCATCATCCTTGATAGCATAGCGCATGGTCTGGTCCCCACCAAAGTACGGCAGGTTCAGGAAGTTGCCGGTGTCGCCACGGTCAACCAGGATTTCGGCTTGTTTGGGAAAAATCTCGCGGCCAGCTTCACCCAAGAGGGCAGCACAGGCCTTGAGAAACCGCTGCATCTCAGCAGCGGGAATGGGTTCTTTGACAAACAGGAAAACGTGCGCGCCGCCGGACTTGCTGCGGCACACAACCATCGGAAGCTCCAGGCTTCGGACCTTTTTTATGAGGCCTAGGTGATCCAGTGGATACTGGTCAATGTCAATACAGCCCCAGATGCAGGAGTTATCTGCCCGGATCGGGATAATTCCCAGACTCGGTTCAACACCTTCAAGGTGCTTGGTCCACAGGTCGTCAATCGGCGGCTTGCGCACCACGACGGCCTTGCCGGCTTGTTTCCCGTCTCCTCGGGATGACTCAATTTTGTATGTTCCATAGGCGATATCCAGGCCGGAAAAGATCGCTTTGAACCTGGTGATGTCGGTCATTTCTTCTTTCTAGTGAGGTGGGGCCTACTCACGCAGGAAGGGGTACCCGTGTATTGCCTCTCATGAGCTACATGAAACGACTCAACTATCAGTCTCCCAAGCACTTTCGGCCCCGAAAATCAGAATGGCGCTGGACCGTTACCGGCTGCTCCAGTTTCACTTTCATGCTTCACCTTCACGTCACCTGCGCCGACCGACTGCGCAAATGTTTTAGCGGCGTTGTACACATCGACAGACTCAACCGCTCCGGTACGCTCGACTTCCCAACCAAACCACTTGCCTTTGTCGTTGGACTCGGCAACAGTGGAGAGCTTGTACAACTGGCTGTACATCGGAGGCGTGAACAAACCGTTCTTGCCAGGCATCTTGACCGACTGCATCATGGAATTCCACTTGCGGCTCTTCTTGAGCTGCGTGGACTTCATGGTGATCAATGCGGGCTCAGGAATGCCAGACTCGCTCACCACCATCACGTAGTAGTTTGCGGTGTTCTCAATGTAGTTGCCATTGTCCAGGTAATCCTTGTTGTCGCCGGGCTCTTTGTGAGTCTTTGACAGGATGTCGCTGGTTGCAGGGTAGATGTGCACAGGTGCACCGCTGCCTTGACCGCGTGGAGTCCACTCGATGTACTGACGCACGTATGCGCAAGGTACAACGGCGATACCTTTCTTGCCGTCATACAGCTCACCCGTAACGGAGTTGAAGATCATGCCTGGGAGGGCACCATCCACATCACCCACTTCAGGGCTGGTGTTTGTCAGCAAGCGCAGAAAAGGCAATGCATAGTCTTCCTGCGTCATGCCGTCAAAGCCGGCTCCAGCGTCCTGTTCCAGGTCGCTCATGATTGCCAATGCAGTGTTGGCGGCTTGTGCTGCTACTTCGTTTTTAGCCATGATTCACGTTCCTTGTTTAGTTTGATTTGATAACTGCTTTTTGGCCGATGAATACGCCAAAAAGCTCTGTGTCGACGGTTTGACCCTTTTCGACACGTTCCTTCACCCAGGCCTTGAGAGTCTGGGGTTCTATCTTCTGCGCCTGCTCGGCAGGGTAGCCTTGCGTGCCCAGGAGATTTAGTAGACGAACTGAAAGCTCGTCTTCACCGCGCCCGAAACGGACGCTGATAGTGTTTTTGATGATGTCATCAAAGCCGTTATCGCGCAGCCACTGGTACGCTTCGGCCTGACGTGCCTTTGGAATGCTCGCTCCGTAGAACGGCTTGATGTCAATGCTGCTGCCATCTTCCATGACAAACTTCTTCATCCCTGTCTCGGCCATGGCCTCGGGGATAGTCTGCTCGGTGAGCTTGCGGTACTGCTCGTTGCGCTCGCTGAGAACTTCCTCCATCTCAGCAATCTCTTTCTCCAGCATCTTGGCACGCTTGGCAAGCCCAGCAATACCAGATACCTGGTCGTCAGATACCTTCAACGCACCTGCGTCATCTTCAAATATATTCGTAAGACTCATCTAATTCTCCTTTCTTGAACAAATCAACCTCCAATGGAATATAGCGTCTTTCACGCTTGTCCCACTTGAGGCACTTAAAGCGGCCATGATTTTTGCTGGCAGCTACTGCACAGGCAATGCCTATAGCAGAGGGGTCTCCAATGAGGAGCAAGAAGTCCTCATCGGAAAATTTCTCCAACTTACGCTGGATGCGACGAACTGTCGGTACAACTGAGAAAGCAATCTGCGCGTTGGGCGGCAGAATGGTTTCGATCTGGCCGTAGTCCAGAGCGCTTGCTATGTTGTGTTGCGCAGTCTCAGAGACGACGTATACCTTTGGCACTTGAATTTCTCCTTTCTGAATTCGAGGGACCAGTGTACACTATCTTTTCAGGGTCTTGCAACCCCCTGCCAGAAAGCGAGAACACATGAACCAGTTTTTATCGACCTACCCCTTCAAGAACAAGCCTTTTGTACATCAGCAGGCTTACCTTCAGCGCTTCTGGGACTTCCCAGTAGCAGCGCTTTTTGCCGATATGGGCACAGGCAAGAGCTTCATGCTGATCAACAACGTGGCCATGCTCTACGACAAGGGCAAGATCAACGGGTTTTTGATCGTAGCGCCAAAAGGTGTCTATCGCAACTGGTACGACACCGAAATCCCTAAGCATATACCCGAGCATGTTGTTTACCGCATGGCCATTTGGTCACCTTCCCCCAGGAAGGCCGAGCAGCAGGCGATGGACGAGTTGTTCACAGTCACTGAGGACCTCAAAATCCTGGTGATGAACGTCGAGGCCTTCAGCACCGTCAAGGGGACCGCGTATGCCAAGCGCTTTTTGCTGGTGCACAACGCCATGATGGCGATCGACGAGAGCACCACCATCAAGACCCCGGGCTCGGCGCGCAGCAAGAACACCGAGAAGGTGGGCCGTGGCGCGCGGTTCAGGCGCATCGCAACGGGCTCACCCGTCACCAAGAGCCCACTGGACCTGTACCAGCAGTGTGCATTCCTGTCGGATGGCTGCCTGGACGTGAGCAGCTATTACGTGTTCCAGGCTCGCTACGCTGTGACGGTGGAGCGCCAGCTCAACACGCACAGCTTCAAGCAGATCGTCGGCTATCGCCGCTTGGATGAGCTGAAAGCAAAGCTCGACCGCTTTGCCTTTCGCGTGAAAAAAGAGGATTGCCTGGACCTGCCTGACAAGCTCTACGTCAAGCGTGAAGTGGACCTGACGCCTGAGCAGCTCAAGTACTACAACGAGATGAAGGCCTTTGCCATGGCCCAGATTGGTAGTGGCCTGGTGAGCACTGTCAATGCGCTCACTCAACTCATGCGCTTGCACCAGATCGTCTGCGGCCACGTCAAGCTGGATGATGGCACTGTCATTGACCTGCCCAACAAACGCATGGATGAGTTGCTGTCAGTTGTTGAAGAGACGGATGGCAAGCTCATCATCTGGGCCAATTACCGACACGACATTGAAGCCATCAAGCTCGCGCTTTCAAAAGAGTACGGCATGAACGCCGTGGGCATGTACTACGGCGACACGGACATGGACGAACGCAAGCGTGTCTTGGAGGAATTTCAAAAGCCGGACAGCGAGATGCGCTTTTTTGTTGGCAACCCCAGCACCGGCGGCTACGGCTTGACGCTGACGGCCGCCAGCACGATGGTCTACTACAGCAACAGCTTTGACCTGGAAAAGCGCTTGCAGTCCGAGGACCGCGCACACCGTATTGGCCAGACCAAGAACGTGACGTACATTGACCTGATGGCCGTGGGCACCGTGGACGAAAAGATCGTCAAGGCGCTGCGTGCAAAGATTGACATTGCAACCCAGGTACTGGGAGAGGAGATCAAAGCATGGCTCATCTGATTCCTTGGGCAGAGACCTTCGTGTACAAAAAACTCATGAGAATAGACACGTTGTCAGGACGTGTTTATTCATTGCCCAATGGCGTACATGTCCCGTCGGTGACAACGGTGCTGGACCGCACCAAAGACAAGGCCGCGCTTAAGGAGTGGGCCGACAGGATTGGCCAAGCCGAGGCCGATCGCCAAAAGGAGCAGGCGGCATACGTGGGCACGCACATGCACTTGGCGCTGGAACACATCTTAAATGGCGAGCCGTGGTCCGTGACCCCTGACTGGATGGCCATGACGGGCTACGAGATGGCCTTTCGCCTGGCCCGCCGGTACTTCGGTGCGATCTCCGCGATCCACGGTTCTGAGGTGGGGCTGCACTACCAGGACCGCTACGCCGGCACCACTGACCTGGTGGCCACGTACCGTGGCAAGCTGGCCATCATCGACTTCAAGCAGTCAGTCAAGCCCAAACGGCACGAGTACATCACCGATTACTTCCACCAGTTGGCAGCCTATGCCGTGGCGCACGACTGGCTGCATGGCACGTCAATCGACTATGCCGCTGTGTTGATTGCAGTGCAGGACGGAACGACGCAGGAGTTCACCACCGCTGGCCGAGAATTCTCAGAATTCAAGGCTCAGTGGATGGAGAGGCTCACTGCTGCGGAGGCTGTGCGCCCACCATCGGACTGACGGTGTCAAACGGGAACAGCGACTGATACTGGGCCCGCGCGTTGGCGTTGGTTGGAGCACCACTGCTTTGGCCAGGAGGCTTTGGAGCGGTGTCCATGAGCCCTGGCATACCACGCGTGCTCGGTGCTTTTGGCATCTGACGCAGTTGACGCGCTGCTTGGCCTTGTGGGGTAAGCGGCGATGTTTGGGCAGGTCTTTCCTGCGGTGCGTCTATGTAATTCAAGGCCGGTGTGACGGCACTTTTGCCTACCGAGACGCCAAAGGTCCCCAGGTAATTGATTACGCCGTTGGCAATGTCTCTTTTCTCTTTCTCAGTGCGACCTTTGGCCAGGAGCAGTGCCATTGCTTCGGGGTCTTTGACGGCGTTTTCCAAGATCATGCGCACGTTGGCATTGGGCAGGGCATCAAAGATTTGACGCACAGCTTTGGAGCCCGCAGAAGCTGCAATCAAGCTGCCTGGGCCGCCCGGTGCAGCGGCCGTACCGATCTGCGCACCGATGATGCGCAGGCCCAAATCAGTGACGGCGTCAGCGCCTTGAATCACGTCCTCCATTGGGATGTTGTTTTTCATGGCCGTTTCAATACGTGCCATGGGGACAAGGAGCTTCTTAAAGTTTGATAACTCTTGCAGCGTCAGCATGCCGTTGGCACGCATGATGTTGGCAATAGACGGCTGGTTGCGTGCAATGGGGTCAAACAACGCTGCCGTGTAGGCGTCAATACTGAACTTTGCGTCGGGCCCAGAGCCGTTGCCGCCGGCTTTCGTGTAGGCATAGTCGTACAGGGATGACTTAAGTCCTTCCACCGCATCTGGGCCGCTTTTTCTGGCCAAGTCCGCAAGGGCCCGGATGTCCCTAACGGGAAACCGTCCGCCCAGGCTGTCCGAGATGACCTTGATGGGGCTCTCAGCAGTCAGCAACTTGGCAAAGGCAAGCTGTTTGTCCGCAGTCTTGGACAGCAGACTGGTTTCCTTGGTCACCTGTGTCAAGAGATTTGAAGCGTGGGCCGCGTCCCGCAAGTCACCCATGATGCCCATTTTTTCCAACAGCGCCGCATTTTTTTGCGCAAACTTGGTGAGCTTATCCAGGTTCAGTTCTTGCACAAAAGTCCCAGGCTCTTTCCCTGGAACAACCCTTACGGCCTCCGCAGCGGCCAAACGCAAAACACTGTTGTGTGCCTGTCGAACAGAACCGACGTTCTCTGTTGCGGCAACGGCAAAGGGTTTTAGTTCAAGTGCTATCGGACTATCTTTTCCAAATTTAGCAACAGCATCTTTATATCGCGTGCGCAAGAACGTAACAGAGTCCTCAATCTCCTTCATGCGCATAGCCGTCTGGTCGGCACTGCCGCCAAAAGCGTTTTGAACCAGTGTCTCCGCAGGGACGCGGTCTTTGCCTTTTCCGGTTACGGCAGTCAGATTGCCGGCATAGGTCCGAGTGAAGGTGTCATTCAGCGCACGAGAAAACTCACGTGCCTGGTCGAACGCCGGGTCCTTGAGCGTGTCCAAGTCCCGCATCATGCCGTCGGCTAGGCCGCTGTAAAAACTTGCGTTGGCCCTGTCGCCTCTTCCTGCGGCTTCCCGCGACATCTCAAGAAGTCTGGAGCGGTAGTTCACTAGGTCCTGAACAGGCTGCTCTTTGATTGTCGGCATGAAGCTCTCAGGAACTTTTCCTTTTTCTAAATACAAGTCGGTCACTTTGCCTTGCCGAAACTGTTTTACTGCATCTTCAGTCACGCCAAACGAATCCATGATCTTGCGGACCTGTGGAGGGATGTCGCTGAACAATGCAGGGCCCATTTCCGAGGCCCTTGCAAGGAAAGAATCTGCTGTTGCAGAAGGTTTAAGCTGTGGCGCGCGAATTACTTGTTCGTTAAACGCCGTGTAAATCGGGCGATCTCTGAAGCGATCCCAGCCCGATTGAACCTTTGACATAACGGTAGACTTAACAGGCCTGGTCATGTCCTCTATGGTCTTGGTCCAAAGCTCAGATTCAACGCCTCGGGCCTGTATCAGGGCCTGCTCGACCTCATCTTTGACAATCCTTCCGATCTGCTGGCGAGCTTCTGGCGTGTCTTTGCTGATTTTGGCGATCTTGCGCGCAGCGTTGGCATCCGCCAGGGACAGGCGTGTTTCAAGGCCGTTGACAAACCGGTCGTAGCGCAACTTGCTTGCTGCAATCAAGCCCTCAGGACCTGTTTTGCCCAGCGCTTCGACAAGCTCTTGATAGGCCAGCAAGGCCAGCTCTCCCTGTGCTTTCGTCTCGCCGCCAAACTGGGCACGGTGATTGCCCAGCGACGACTCCAAGTCCATCAGGGCTTTGCTGCCAGTTTTCTGCCCAGAAGTGGGCGTGGGTACACCCTTTGGCATTTGTTGGCGCAGGGCCTTGAGCAGTGCTTCGGGGTCCTCGCCACTTTTTTCCAAGGCGTCCGCCAAAAGGTTGGCGGCTTTCTTTTCCAGAGACGCGCTACGCCCCTGGAAACCTGATTTGATGGCGCTCAAGGCTGTTTTGCTGGCGTCGACTCCCAACGCAAGCAGCTTGCCCACAGGAGCCACACCGGCTGTCACCTCAGCGGCAAGGCGAACACCTTCCTGGCCCGGGCGGTAGGCCTCGGCAGTGCCTCCAGCCACGCCCATTGATCCGGCGGTGACCGTCTCGCTGCCCATGAACACCTTGGGACTGCGACGAGCGGCCTCTCCCATACCAGACAAGAAGGTGGCCACACGGCCGGCAGTGGGGCCGAAAGCGGGCAAGAAGAAGGTAGCAGGTGCAGTGCCGATGCTCGAGCCGAAGGTGGTGCCGCCTTCAAAGTACGGCTTCAAGCGGGGGTCTTCTTCTCCAGGGACTATCCCTGAAGCGGACTGGCCTGCCTCGTATCCGAGGTAACCGCCCAGCACTGTGGTGGCAAGTGGAATAGCTCCAGCAGCAGGCCCAATAAAAGGCGCTGCTGCAGCGGCCATGGGCATACCCACTCGGAAGCCCGCCATCGCACCGCCCACGAGAGGTGTATCACGGAGCGCGCCCTTTACAGCACCCCTGGCAATCGTTCCGGCAATGTCACCGGCAGAAGGCTCGGGAGGCCCCCCAGTGGGAAACATCGTGTCAATCGTTGACTCAGGTACTGGCGCTTTGCTGGCTGCTTTTGGATAAAAAGCAGGCTTACTTGCGTCTGCGATTTCCCGAGCCGTAGGACCAGCTTCGGGCACAACTCCGGTAGGAAACAGATCGTCAATGGTTTGTGGTTTTGCCATCTGATTACCTCGCAGGACCTGAGTATTTAGGTTGCACTACTTTGAACCCTGTTTGCGGGTCGATCACGATGTACTCCCCTGGAGGCAAGTTCTTCCACACGGCCGGATCAGTAATGGTGCGTTGTTGAATGCCAAAAAGCTCGCGAATAGATGCAATATCTTCGAGCTTCTTGATAGCCTCTTGACGGGCTGTAACACCGGTCTTTGGTTCGTCCCTGATTGATTCCTGTCTCTTCTGAAGACCCTCAACCACGTTGTCTAAAGCAATAATTTGGTTGATGTAGCCATTCTTGTTAGAAAACAAGCGGGGAGCTGTTTTAAGCTCTTTTAAAATCTGTTGTTGCTCGGCAACGGCAAAACGAGGGTTTTCTTGCAGCACGTTGACAACCCGGTTGGTCATGCTTTGTAGCATTGCAGTGCTCTGTTGAAACTCAGGTCCTATCTTGCCTGCTGCGTCCAACGGCACGTTGCGTGCAACGCCTGCCACCAGCACAGGCACAAAGCCCGTGCCTGTAGCCGCCAAGTCAAAGAAACTTGATTTGGGTGCAGTGCTGGCGATTTGGAAAATTTCCGGGTTTGCACCAGATGATGTCAAGCCGATAGGGCTCGTTCTTAAGGCAGCCGGAGACACGGCCCCCGAGGCGGAGGTAGTCGTGCTGGGGGCAGGTGCCTTATCGCCCAGGGCCTGTACCACAAAGTCAGGCAGTTCGTTTCGTTGAACGCGAATTGACTTGAGACCTGTGAGTGGGTCAGTAGATTCAATTTCAGTTTTTTGCGTGTAGTCCTTGACAGCCATCATGAACGTGTTGCGCGCTTCAGGGTCCAACGCACCTGCCGCATACAGCGGAGCAAATTGAATAATGGTATTCAGAATGTCGCCTTTATTGCCCGTTCCAAGAGGGCCCCTTTTAGGGCCAGCGTTCTTGGCATCAATCCGAGACTGCGCGGTGAGCACCTGGCCAAGCAGCGCTTGTTTGCGTTTTTGATACTCGGCGTTTTGAGCGGTAACCTGATCGATGTCCTTCTCGCCTTGCTGCAGCGCCAATGTCTTAATTTGTCGGTCAATCTTGGCAATTTCGTCAAGCCGCTTGCCCATAGCAGCGGGCAGTGTCCGAGTTGCCCCTGCAAGGCGCGACATAAAACTGCCGCGTAAGGGACGACCTGAGTCGTCTACGTTCCCGGCAAAGCCAAAGGCCCGTTGTCCGAGATCAAACAACATTTGTGCTTCCGACGCACCTCTGTCTGACCCCAAGAGCTTGTTGTACTCAGGCAACCGCGCCGCCATGGCACCTGACAGGGTAGGCGTTGCAACAGGTTGCTGCTTGAACAGCTCCATTGACGCCTTCTTGGCCGCTGCCACCACGTCAGGGGGAAACATCATCAGGTCTTCAGAAGGATTTTGTCCAACAGGGGTCACACCTTCTTCGTCAGACCCCACTTGAAAATTTTGGACGTATCCGCCGCGCGCCATGGCCATAGGAGGCATGTCGCCAGGAGGCATTGGTGGAGCGCCGGGCGGGCCCGGAGGAGCGCCACCGCCCATGCCAGCCATCAAGCCGGCAATGCCGCCTTGATCAGGGGGAGGAGGAGCCATGCCCGCGTCAGGAGGCATCGGGGGCATGCCAGGAGGCGGTGCACCAGGAGCGCCACCCATCATCGGGGGCTGTGGCCCTTGGGCCATGTCTTGTGATTGGGGAAGCGCGCCGATACCGCCACCGCCTTGCTGCGCAAGGATAGGCTGCAGCATCGCCAGCACCTGCTCAGGCGTCTCAGTGGCGGCTTGGTAACCCACGAGGTCGGCCAGTTCGTCACGACGAGCGTCAATAGAGCGCATGTCGCCACGCAAGTTGTTCATCAAGATTTCAGGAGAATCAGGGCGACGCTCCATCATCATTTCCGGGTCTTCGCCCTCACCTTCGTCGTCGCCTTCATCGTCCATGGCGTCCATGAATCCTTGCATGATCCCCATGTTTTCGATGTCGTCGTCTTCTCGCATCATCTTTTTGTTCATATTGACCTCTTAGAAAAGACCAGCTTTTTTCGCGCCAGCAGCAGTTGAAACCGCGCCCAAACCAATGCCCACAGCGGATTGGAATGGGCTTGCTGACGGCTGACTTGCAACTTGAGTGGACATCTGCGAAGACGGTGCGCCTTTGTAAATGTCCGACAAGAAACCTGCCTGTTGATACGGTGCGTAGACCTTTTGCAACTCGTTGGCGCGCGTTGCATCCAACTCCTGTTGCTTGAACGCCTGACCCGCCTGACCAGTGTTGTACAGGAAGTTGATGTCGCTCTGCTGCAATGCCTGAGCCGTCTGGCCCAATGCGCCTTGCTGCACGCCAAGTTGACCCAACTGGCCGCCCAACTGACCCAGACCCTGTGCGGTGGCCTGGCCCTGAGAGAACTGTTGGCCCGCCAACTGCCCGATACCCTGGCCCAGACCCTGATACTGCTGTGCCTGCTGGCCGTAGATGCCCGCCGCTGTCTGAGCTGCCTGGTTGCGCGCTGCGCCCTGCTGCGTCATCAGGTTGGAGATGTTTTGGTTGATTGAAGCCTCTTGGCCCGCCAACGCACCGCCTTGAGACGCCAAATTGCCGTACTGTTGAGCGGCCTGGCTGTAGATGTTTGCAGCACCCTGACCCAATTGGGCCTGCTGCACGCCGAGCTGTCCAAGCCCCTGGCCGGCGGCCACCTGGTTTTGAGCCAAATTGCCGTAAAGACCCGCCGCCGCTTGGCCCAACTGAGCCTGTTGCGCGGCCTGCTGGCCAACTTGCGTACCTGCTTGCACACCCAAACCTGCTTGCTGCGCTGCCAACTGCGCGGCTTGTTGCTGCAACCCACCTTGCTGCGAGGCCACCTGAGCCTGCTGCGCGCCCAACTGGCCAATGCCTTGGCCAGCCTGCAGTTGACGGCCTTGTTGTTGTTCAAAGGCCGCTTGGGACTGAGCCTGAGCCTGGCTGTAGCCTTGTGACAAAAGGTTGGCAACCGTGGAAGCCTTTTGATCCATCAAATTGCGCTGCATCTCAGCGCGCTGAACGCCTTCACGCTCCCCGCCAAACGCACCAGACTTCACCGCTTGAGCTGCCAGGCCTTGCCCGGCAATCATGCCCTGACGGTTCATCTGCTTCATCGTTTCATCGATGACTTGCTGCTTGTAGGGGTCCATGAAACCCTGAACCGAGCTTGGGTCGTAGCCCCCGGCTGCGCCTGCGATCGTCCCAATGCCCGCCTGAAGCGCGCCTTGAGCCTGGCCAAACCCTGGCTGACGTGCAGCCTGGGACGCCATGCCAACAGCTTGTTGGCCTTGGGCAAGGCCCTGACTGATTAAGTTCTGAGAGCCACCAAAGTCGGCAGCGCCCGAGCCCACTGCCATCTGCTGCGCTTGGGTCAAGCCGCCAATACCTTGAGCGATGGCTGACGTTGCGGGCTTGAGGTCCGCTTGGCTGGACATGGCCGCCATGTTCTGGGCCGAGGACAACGCTCCGACACCACTGGCCAAGTCTGAACGCGCCGCACCAAATTGACTGGTAGTGTCGGATGCCCGCGCGCGCTGCGCAGCCTCATCCAAGAACCCAATGCCTTTGTCAATCTGGCCAATCCCAGAGGTGATGTTGGCCGTGGCCCCACCTGCTTGGCCCATGGCCTTTTGAGCGTCGGTGAACTGCGCACGGGTATCTGCTCCACGCAGGACGTCAGCGGCTTCACCGGTGGTCTTGTAAGCATCTGACAGGGCCGTGTTGGCAGCGGTCATGTAGGGCGTAAACGCCCCAATACCCTGCGTTTCAGCAGCTTTCATCGCCGCTGTTTGGGCAGGGGAGAAGCCCGCTACCTGGTAGTTGGGAAGCTGCTCTGCAAGCGTCTGGGCCCCAGGTGCCTGGTTGAAGGCCAGTTTCTGGGCTTCTTGCAGCAGCTTGAGCTTGTACGCTTCAATCTCCGGGGCTTCCCGGACTATCTGTTGGGTGGTTTCGGTTGCCATTTATTTCCCCTTGACGGCTCCGCCTTCGAGCTTCTTCATTAACTTGTACATGCGAGCCGCACCCTTGCGGCGACTGCCGCCTCCGGCGTTGCGCACAGCCTTGGCCGTGAACACAAACTCGCCGTCAGACAGCATTGCCGGAATGTCATCGGAAGTCCCGGTGCCAGGGCCGTTGATTGGGCCGTTCTTGCGCGGGAACTGCGTCATCTTGGCGTCTCCGCCTTTGGCCATGCGACGAAGCTGGCCATCGGGGCCGTAGATCAAAGGCACGCCATAGAGGCCCGACACGTTGTATGGCTGCGCCACGCCGCCAGGGCTTCGGGTCACGCCACCAGGTGTCACCATGCCCGGCTGCCCAACAGGGATTGTGCTGTAGGAGGGCGTTGGAACGACCGGGCTGTCAGGCGTTGTTGGCCTGTTGTAAGTGCTGAGACCACCTCTAAACATGTCAGGGTTATCCCGCATGTAGTCCATGCCAGTGTAGTTGCGGTCAAACGCTGGGTTCTTTTCAGCAGGTTCTTCTTTCGTGCCGCCTGTTGCGGCAATTGCGGCAGTGCCGGCCAAGGCCAAAGGACCGTACTTTGTCAGGAAACCTGCATCAGCGCCAACACCGGGACGGCTGGGCGACAGATATTCGTCGTACAGGCCCTTGGCCCCTGAGACCATCTTGTCGACAAAGCTGGCAGGCTGGGGAATGGAAGGTTTAGCAGCGGTAAGACTGTAGTTGGTGTCCGAGGCTGTTCCACCAATTCCCCTCGCAAGGTCCGCACTGGTGACGGCGGCGCTTCCACGAAGCCCAGCACCAGTGGCTCCATCCATGCCGCGAACGCCCGTCATTGGAGTCCCCTGCATGGCATACAAATCCGGTCCACTTGCACCCGCCGGCGTAGCTCCAAGGCGAATTCCAGAACCAGAAGCGTCGGCCATTCCTGGCACAGAGCCCATCCCTGGCGCAGGGCCAGGAGCGGGAGCGTCGTACAGGCTGTAGTTTGGGTCAAAACGGGTAGATGACCCCATTGGAGGCATCTTCAAGCCAGGACCGCCGGACTGTGGGCCGCCACGGGCTAGAAGGTCTTGCGCAGTCCCGGTAGGCCCGGTGGGTCCTGTGGGCCCGGGGTCGCTAATGGGGCCAGGAGCGTCAACGGCTCCCGTGCCACTGTCTCCGGTAAATGAAGTGTCTCGCATTTGAGCATCGGTTGCGCCACCTTTGGAACTTAATCCCTGCAACGCTGCGGAGGTTGCACCCGACATCAGGCCCATCTGCAACGCGTCTTGCGTGCTCATGCCGCCCAACTTGCCGATACCGGCCCCAATCACACCTGTGGCCAGGCCCGTGTTCAACGCTCCGCCAACTGCGCCCGGTAGGTACTGACCAAGGGCACTGACAGGGCTTGCGCCCATGATCGTGCCACCGCCGCCGATGTAGCCCATTGCGCCACCAATCAGTGCGTCCTTTATGGAACCGCCGCCCAGGAGAGACACCCCTGCTCCGGCCATTCCGGCTGCCGTTGCAGTGCTCATCGTCAGGCCAATGCCTGCTGGCCCGAGGACCGTGGCCAACGCAACGGTAGCCATGATCCGCCCAACGGGACTTTTTATCACGTCCTTGGCAATGTTTACAACGCCTTGGACTGCGCCACCAATGGCGTCAAGCGCACCACCAATCACGCCACCTTTGAACTCGGGTAAACCCGTAGCAGGGTTGATCGTGCCTGAGCCACCACGGCGCTTGAGCATTGCCGCTTCTTCAGGCGTGATGTGTGCCAAGATGCTGTCGCCGCCGCGACCCTTGGCGGCCAGGTACTGGCCAACATCCGCCAGGCCACCAGAGGCCATGCCCACGGGCTGCAGGCCTTCAACGACAGGTGACATGTCCATGGGCTCTTGAGCGCCAGCACCTTGCATTTGCTGCATTTCATGCAACACGGCAAGCATCGCACCGATGAATTCTGGGTCGTATTCTTCCGGCATGTCCCCCTTTTCAAGGGCACCTGCCTCAATCATTTTTTGGAGCAGGTTTTTGTAGTCGCCAGGGTTTTGACTGACGTATTCAAAGACCTGAATGAGTATGCTGGTCTGTTGAGGAGTCAACTGGACATCGCCAATATTTTGGCGAATTGCTTCCTTCAGGGCGGCTTGCCCCTCAGGGTTGACCATGCCAAGCGCCGTTTGGGCGGCGTCATACGAGTCTGCGCTCGTGACGCTTTGCTGTTGTTGGGCTTGTTCGCCCTGCATGCCCATGCCCTGAGGCAAGGCCATGATTCCTTCAGTTGCCATGATAGTCCTTTCCAGTTTTTGCCAAGGGCCTCATGGGCCGCGCGCCGGGAAAGGACGCGTTAATGGCATTATTATCCGTTAGATTCTTAGCTTCTGTCCACTAAAAGCGCACTCACAGTCACGTAGACATAGTCTTGCGAAGAAGTAACAAACAGCTCATCGTATTCCTCAAACACCAAAGGACCCGCGTTCCAGCCGGCCAAGAGGTCCACATACTTGTTTGGGGCTACCGATTCCAGGGGCACGAGGTAGTGCGTTCCAGCCCCGTCAGGAGCAAAGGTGACCGTTATGTTGGTGCTACTTACACCTATATTTGCTACCCAAATAGACTTGACAATTGCGGTTGTGGCAGCAGGAACCGTTAACACAATTAACGGTATGGTTGCGGACGGCGTTTTTTGAAAGCGTTTGTATGCGTTTCCCATTATTTTCCAAAGAACCAGGTTTGCGCCTGGTCCTTGTCCTCCGTGACGATAGGTGTGTACGTGTTGTTGAGTTGCAAAATAATCTGCTCAAGCGAACGCACAAGCTGGTTGAACTGCTGTGGATCGTAGCCCGAGGGCGACGCGTTGGGCAGGCGGACGTTGGTAATCTTGCTCATCTCAATCCATCAGGCGTGATATCGACACGCATCGTGCCGAAACGCCAGAAGCTGCCCAGCTCGTCGCTCTCAATGCGCAATTGAACTTGACGTCCTCGTGCGCGCGTGCTGACAAACTGCGTGTCCGGTGTGATCACATAGGGGTCCAAAGAACTTGCTACTGCAGCAGCCTGTGGGTAAGGGCGCAGGCGAAGGCCTACAGTGATGTTGCCTTCCTGGCGCTTAAAGTCAGGAATAAACCTTTGCATCAGCAGCATTTGGTCGCCGTCACCAATGTCAAAGTACCCCGAGTACACGTATGCGTCAATGGCCACACCGTTGTTGTCCACCCCGTCCTCTTGGTTGTACAGATGGCTGCGGCCGGCTGTAAGGCCGTAGATTGTGGAAATAGTAGCCGCGTTGTCTGAAGGATCGTACTCGGTAGCCAGAGGTTTTTCAAACGTGCCAATGTCTGCCCACGCCGTGCGGGACAAGGTGCCCACTGACCAGACGTTTTCCATGTAGTTGTAGGTTACAAAGCCGTCGATGTAGTCACTGCTCAATGTCGGGTAGAACCACGTCACCTCGTTGAACTGGGTGTTGATGCCTACGTTAACAGCACTCGCCTGTGCAATGTTAATGTCTCCAAAAACGTAGTCCTGCACGGTGCAAGGAATCTTCTTGACCGAGCCGTCAAACACAAAGAACGCGTCCTTGCTCATCCAATAAGCCACACCATTAACGTCAGCGCCCGCATGCGGTCCGATGATGCCGCAGTTGGCACCCAACTGCTGAAAACCAAAGGTGTAAGGCGGACCAAGGAATTGTTGGCCATGAATGGACGTGTCTGTCCAAATCAGAATCTGACCCCGTGAGCGCAACGCCGAGATAATCTCGTTGCCGTCCGTGAGCCGTTGTCCGCCAGCCGTGTTGGTCGCAGTGGCCACAAAGTCGTTGATGTCCTCTTGCGAAGAGAAGCGCACAAACATCGGGTCCTGGGTCCCTGGGCTACTCAACGTAGACTCCGTGCCAAAGCACACCAGGTGCCGGTCAGGAGTTGAGACCAGCGCAAATTTGCTCTTGGTTGGCGCGCCTGAAATGGCCGTGGCCCGCGTTCCGAGGCCCGAGGTGGGATTCCACTCGTAGATGCCGCCGTCAACCGCTTGCAAGATAAGGAGCTGGCCAAAGTTGTCAAACTGCCAGACCCTGGCGAGCAAGGCCAACGCAGCAGAGGCAGGACGGGGCGTGCCCCAGGTGCTCAGGCCCCACGTGCCGGTGCCCCAGCCAAAGTCTACATAGCTGACATCACTTCCGACGTTGATCTGGTAGGTCGCGGTTGCCGCCCCGGCCGCCGCTGCCGTTGAGGTCGCTTGGGTCGGGGAGAGGATTGTGTAAGTGCCATTAGTAAGTATGGCTTGAATCTCAAATTCATTTGTAAGACTGGCATTGGTAATCCCTCCTGGATTGCCTGAGACGGCGCTGAAGGTGACAAAGTCCCCTTGAATCGCCCCGTGGGCCGTGTCATTGACAACCACTGTCGTGCTGCCGTTGGTGGTGGTGAATGTGCATGCACCAGTGTCCCGAATAGGGGTGATGTCGGCCCACGTACCGCCGTAGAACACATAGACCTTGCGGTTCGTTCCAAGGGCCGCGTAAGGTGAGCCTGCCAAATCGTTCCACGTGAAGATGTCACTGACAGAGCCAACAAAGTTCACCTGCGTGTTGCCAAACTGCGTCCAGCCGCCTAGCTTCTCGGGCAGACCATAACGAAACCGCACGTAATCGCTGTCCACCCAGCCGCCCTCAGCACCGTACTCGGTGTTCTGCTTGTCAACGCCAGGTTTTAAGAACAGTCTAAGAAGTGCCATTACCTAAATCCCGCTGTTTTCTTTGCAATTGTTTTGGGTTGCGCTACAAACTGTTTTCCAGCTTTTTTGCCAGCGCGTTTTGCACGCGTTGTGGCAGCGTACTCAGCAGGGCTTAGACTTTTGATCGCAGCTTCTGGAAGGTACCGCTCCCCTGTTTTACTAGAGGGTTTTCCACTCTTGGTTCTCCACTTCTGGTCGCCCCAATCTTTAAGACTTTTCTGAGGGGCTTTCAATCTCTGTACCCCCCGCCTGCGGCTTTGTACTTCTTGGCGACCAACTGTGCTTTTCTCGCGGACCACTGCCCCGCGCCTGTGCCTTGCGTGGCAGCGGCCTTGACCTGGCTCACGATCCGCTTGCGCAGCTCGGGCTTGGTGTAGTTGCCGGCGGCATTGACGGTGCCGCCCTTTTTGAGAGCAGCAACTTTGGGCTTTTTCATGTGACGCGTCTCCATTCAGGTTTGCCGTCGCCTCGGCTGAAGTGTGGCGTGTCCACGAGCTTAACGCCATTTCCGCCCCAGGAGTTGAGCGGATGCAAAGATTCCCAATAGGCACCCAGCGGAGCGAGCACCTTCTTGTCGTAGACCAACTTGCCGTCTTGGAAGAAGTTGAAGTCAATCGCCAAACGCTTTAAATGCAACGAGTTCATCGTCTGGCTGCGACCGGTTTTGACATAGAGTTCCTGCTGCTCAGGGGTGCGGTAAAGCTCGCCAGGAGTCACCATGAAGCCCTGGGATGATGCGTATTCCACGAGCTTGCACATGTCCCGCAGGAAGGCTGCTTGTTCTTGGCTCAGGCTCATTCTTTTTTACTCCTCATGTCCGCCAGCTTCTCAACCGTGCGACCACCAAAATATGCAAGGAAGATGATTTGGCCCCACTGGCCCAGCAGATTTACGTAGCTCTCTTGTGCGTTATAGCCAAACGCCGACATCATGGTGAACAGAAAAAATGCCACAAAAATAGCGATCAGAGCCATCGGGCGGATGTTTTTGGACAACCAAGAGTCGGACGACATGTCCGCTTTCCATCGATCAGAGATGTTGTTGTTCTCGTTTTGAATGGCGGCAGCAAAGGCCTGCAACTCGTCAATGCCGAGCTTTTTCTCTTCGATACGGAGGCGCAAAAGCTCTTCTTGGTGGTCCATCTCGTACTGCCGGAGCTTGAGCGTATCGGCATCAGAAAGAGGTCCGTCGAGCTTGACGCCGGTCTTTTCTTCAACCCAGTCTTTGCCCTTGGCCATCACGGCATTGCCGATCAGACTCAGACCCTGGGACAGAAGGGGTGCGAGAAGTGCTGGAATCATGGCTTTTTCCCTATGCGCTCACGCTCTTCGAGGAGCCTGACTTTGACTTGCAACTCATTGATGTGTGTCATCAACTGCTCTTTGATGATGGCTCTGCGCTCGGCAGAAATAGGGCTGTCCGTAGGGACGCCCTCTTTGGTGATCAAGGCCGGCATTTGGCCCTCGATCCTGGTCAGGCGCTCAGAAAAGCTGTTGACCTGGCCCAAAAGCCATGCCAGGGACATGACCACGATTGGGATAACTGCCTTAAGTACGTCTGACCAATTCATCTCTGCTCCTTACATGGTTGCTCCCGATGCAGCAGGAACCGTCGTGATCTCAATCGCCACTGACTTTTGCAAGTTCAGTGGTTGCCCGCAATCGGCGCAGATGTCTGCGTCGATCTCGGACTGATCCAGGTCGTAGCCGCACGCACCGCAGAGAACTTCCACGGCGTGTGCGGGCTCGATACTGCCGTCAGGCAGCGTCCGTGACGGGCTTTGCAGCTTCATCGGTGTTTGCCATATCAGGCATTTGGATTTGGGGCTGCACTTCACCGTGGATGGCATTGACAATCTGGAACACCTCACCGTAGGGCTTAGTTCCCAAATAGTTCAAGATACCGTTCATGAGTTGCAGGCTGACTTTGACTTCTTCATTCATGGATTTCTTCTCCAAAGCATCGCTGAAATGGGGCAGCGATGGAACCCCTCATCTATTATGCCCAAGGGTTGGGAAGAATCACTGACGGAGGGTTCAGCATCTGCTCAATTTGTGAGTCCAGGCCAGCTTCAACGGCGGCTTGATCTACTCCAGATGCCCACACCCATCCCAATACTTGATCTTGCGTCAAGTTGGAGTAAGCGGTGAAGTCTTGAGTGCTGGGTGGGCCAAAGTGGGCATACCCATAGCTTGACGCATTGGTTGGCGTATCGCCGCCAGTGGTTGCACTGCAATTCCATTGACAAGAGATCACCACATCAGTCAGGCCATCGTCAGAAGGCTTGGTATCCATGTAAGCGATTGCCCAAGTGTAAGTGTTTGCCATATCAAATTTCCTTTAAAAGTTCAGGTACACGGTTCCATTCATGCTGTCTCAGGGCAATCACTGAGTCATACCAAACAGCATTCTTCCATCTCCAGCAGACATAATCGTCTTCTGGCAACAGCACGATACATTTCACGCCCAAAGCGCCAGCCATGTGCGCCGTTCCAGTGTCCACCGTGACAACAGCTTTCATGGACTTCATGTGTTCTGCTGTCTTCTGCCAATCTTTTTTCCAGCCGTTGTCAGGTAACTTGATGAACGGGCCATCCTCTTCTGGGTTCAGGCTGTATGCGTTCTTGCCCACAAGCTCCATCATGCGCTCTGGGGTCGTGCTTTTAATCCCGTGCAGGTAACGCCTTGAAGCGCCCCAGTTCACGCCAACAAAGGGCAGTATCTGGCTTGGCTTGGCATCTAAATACCCCTCGCTTCCAATGACCTTGTTTTGAGTTATTGGGAACAGCGCACGAACAGGAGCAGGGCAGTGCAAAGCAATGAATGGAAGGCTCATCGATCCGATCCAATAATCGCATTCTTGGGATATGCCTTCTTTTTCGTTGTTGGTAATGTGATCGATACAAGGGATTTGAGCGTACAAATACGCCAATGGCAGGGTAGACAGCACCACCAGCTTACTTGCCCCCAAAACCTTCAGGATGGGCAGGAAACGCATGAATTGGATGCAGTCACCATAGCCCATTTCCATTTGGACAACGATTGACTTTCCTTGAAGCGGCTCACCCTTCCACACGGGCGATGGGGTGTACTTCTCAAAAGGCTCATCAAGCGTTGCAATTGCATCTGGATGCCAGCGGTATTCAAACAAACGAAACCCCGTGGCATAGTCACCCGAATGAAGGTGAGCATACGCTTGGTGATACAGATCAACGGGGGTGTGGTTCATTTTTAAACTGCGCTGATGTTCCAAACTATTGTTGACATGGTTTATGCTCCTTCTAAAGCGGTTATACGGGCGGTAAGTTGGGTGATGAGGGATTGTTGTTCTTGGATGGCTTTGACAAACAAGGGATACCAATCAATTGAATAGGTCATCATCTCTGGGTCTTCCAGCGTTGGTACGATGGCCTCTGGCATAACTGTTTGTACTTCTTGCGAAATAAATCCAGCCATTTTTCTGCCGGGTTCTTTTTTGTATTCAAAATATCGTGGACGCAACCCCAATACTTGAGACAGTCCATTGCTGTAATCAACAATGTTTTGTTTTAAACGCTCATCAGAGGTTATTGGTGTGATGACAGCAGATGTGGCAAAAATAGTCCCACCCAAGCCAACATAAAAACGATATGCCGCCGCACCAGTTGAATATGCCTCATAAACAGTCGCAGCTCCATCTGTTGATGCCGCATTAACAACAACAGGACGGCCTCCCAATACTTTAAATCCTGCTCCAATTGTTCCGGAAGAATCAGTAGTCCCCACCAGCAAGTTACCGCTGGAGTCGATACGCATGGCTTCAGTTGAACCACGAGTAAACGAAAGAAATGAATTGTTTGTAATGTCCCAACTGTTTGTGTTTGTGTCGTTAATGCGGAATGTCACAGGGCCAGCGCCTGAGATATGCAAGCGAGTTGCAGGACTTGTAGTCCCAACACCCAAGTTACCGCTGGAGTCGATGCGGGCTCGTTCACTAAGTGAACCACCAGTCGCCGTGTAAAAAGTCAATCTGCCAACAGCATTGGTAGTGGACGACCCATCTGTTTGGACAAGCATTCCACCAAGCAATTGATACCCAGAAGCGCCTGTAGTCTTTCCTAAAAATTGAGCGGCGGTTGAATCGGCGGCAGTTAAATCCGTCTGCCCCATAATAATGCCAGACCCACTTGCTTTTCCAACCGCAAGCAAAGCGTATGTGCCGCCTAAAGAGGTTATGTTTGGCGTAACACCCAATCCCAAGTTACCGCTGGAGTCGATACGGGCTCGTTCTGTGCCGTAATCAGCATCGCTTGATCCTGCGGCATTTCTTGTGCTGAATAGGATATTGCCACCACTGTCGTTAGTGGTAGAAAATATATTCATATTTCTAGCTGAGCTATCAAAATACAAACCTTGACGGTAGGAATTGTCATATACTGTTGCAACACGGAATTGACCCCAATCAGTCTGAATGCTTCCGTTAACAGCAACTTTTGGAGTTCCAGAAACATTTATCGTAGCCCCCACCAGCAAGTTACCGCTGGAGTCAATAATCATCGCATCCCTGCCAACAGAAGCATTGGATGAGTATTGCGAAAAATACAATGGAGCCGCCGTACCAGTTGTATTTCCAACTGCCGCTAACCTACCTAAATTTTGCGATGTTAGGTAATCAATAAAGAAAGAAGATGCCGTTAAAGCGGTGGCTGGGCCTATTGATGCAACAACACCATTAACAGTTAATTTCTGTGTAGGCGAAGTCGTCCCAATACCCAAGTTACCGCTGGAGTCGAGAGTTGCACTAACACCACCTCCAGTAACTAACTTCATAGCGTTTGATTCGCTACGCAAACGCACATTACCGCTAGTTGTTCCTGTATCTACCATCAGCAAATCAGCGGTACTTGAACCACTACTAATTCGTGCATTACCACCAGAAACATCAAGTTTTTGTGATGGCGAAGTCGTCCCAATCCCCAAGTTACCGCTTGCATCAAGCGTCATTGCTTGGGTAAAGGTGATGGCGTTATTTGCTGTGCCAGATGCGGTAGAAGTTTTCCAAATATGTTGTCCACTCAATTGTTGATATTGAGTAGCGTAGCCTGTACCAGTAAAAAGAAAACCACTGTTGTAATATGCGTTTTGTAATATATTTACTTGGGCGTTTCCTGTAAACAATCCATATTCGGATTGAAGTGTTACTAAGTTAGAAGCACTAGGCGTAACACCCACTCCCAAGTTACCGCTGGAGGTAATACGCATAGACTCCACGCCACCCTCAGTAAAGGCAATAGTGTCAGCCGCTGGAAACCATATGCCCGTGTTTGTGTCGCCTGTCGTGGTGATGGCGGGAAGTGCCGCTGTTCCAGCAGAAAATGTTGCAACGCCCGTAGCACTGAGCGTGGTGAACGACCCAGCAGCCGCAGTATTAGCACCAATAATTCCATCAAAGTTGGCTGCGTTAATTCTTCCGCTTACCCCTAAACCACCTGTGATTACAAGTGTTCCTGTCCCGGTAGTGGTTGAAGCAGTGCCTGCGGTAAAAGTTGTTGCTCCGTTACTTGTTAATGTGGTGAACGCACCGGTAGACGCGGACGACGCGCCAATGGGCGTGCCGTCAATTGCACCACCATTGATGTCGACAAAGTCAAACATCTGGATGACGTTTGTTCCATCTACGTACAGGTGAGCTTTGCGGCCGTTGGTTACGGTGATGCCTGTGCCGGCAGAAGTCTTCACCGTGATGCTTTGGCCACCGGTCGTGTTGTTCTGGACGATGTACTGTTTCTGGCTGGTGGGAACAATCAGCTCGCGCGTGGCCGTCAGGGCACCAAACACGGAGGTCACGTTGAGGACCAGGCACCGTGATGCTTGGGACGCGCTGCTGTTGGTGATGCTGATGGTCAGGTTGGCGTCCGACACATAATCAATGTTGCCATAGCCAATGACGGCCTGCTCCATGGCCGTGCCCAGGTTGGTATTGGTGTTGGTGCCCCAAGTGCCTGAGTTCTCACCTGTGGCCATCAACTCAATTTTAAGACTGCTTGAATAACTGCTTGGCATGTTCTTTCCTTTACGTTGGGACCTGAGTCCAAGTCACTGTATTTCCGTCGTTGACAACGACCCAATTACCTGACTGTGAATCGTTCACATTTTGCCAGTTAGGCGTCTGATTGTCATCTACTACGTTCCAAACCAATACGCTTCCAATCTGACCCTGCGCAGAAACACCCGTGACAAAGACGCTTGCGTTGGCTGCCGTCGTGACGCTGCCAACAAATCCCGTGGCCTGCAACCCTGTAACAGGCACATTTGCTGTCCCCTGAATGGACACCGAACCAAGGGCCATCGTGCCGGCAACACCGGTGACAGACACGTTAGCGGCCCCCTGAGTGGATACCGAGCCTACCTGGCCCGTGGCCTGCACGCCTGTAACAAACACATCCGCGTTGGCGGCTACCGTGACGTTGCCCAGGGCCATCGTGCCCTGCACGCCCGTGAGCGTGACGTTGGCGGTACCCGTCATGGTCACCGAGCCTACCTGGCCCGTTGCGCTTACGCCCGTAACGCTGACATCAGCGTTAGCCGTGACAGTAACCGCACCCAAAAAGGCTGTTGCGCTTACCCCAGAAAGTAAAACGACCGCGTCAGCGGTCACCTGCACGGAGCCTACGGCCCCAGTGGCTTTGATGTCGAGAACACCCTCTCCCCAGGGCTGTTCGCCCCAGCCTACGCCGGACGCATTCCAGCCTTGAAAGGCAACAACGACATCAGCCACATGTGCTCCTCATCAGGCAATGCGGATGATGGCGTTGGTGGAGTCGGCAGTTGGGAAGATGATGGTAAAAGTGCCACTGGTGGACGTCTTTGCACCGCCAAAATCCAAAACGCAAACAGTGGGGTCGCCCGAAGCCGTGTCGTTGTAAATCAACGCGCCAAAGGCCGTGATGGTGGCACTGGTGAACGACAAGTCAGCGAAGTCCGTGAACGCAGTGGTTCCCGTAGACGTTGGCGTGACGTTGGTCAACGCGCCACCGCCCGCCACATACGAGCCTGAAGCGGCCACCTCGTTGGTGACCGTATAGGCGGTCGTCGCTGCAGTAAACGATGCACTGTTGTCGTACAGCGCCAGCTTGAACGTGTTGCCCGTGCTGGTTGTAAAGTTATGCACGGCCCTCATCAGCTCCACTTTGAAGCTGGTGCACATGAAATTGCCTGAAAATGCCATTTTTAATCTCCTAACAAATGAACCAAGTCGGGGTGACCTGCCTCGCGCAGGCGCAGGGCGATAGTTGCTCGGTCCTGTTCAACCGCCTCTCTCAAATAAAACGCCACAACCTGCTTGACGCTGTCCTTGAAAGCTCTTGCCTGGGCCTGCACCGCCGGGTGAGACTGATCGCCAACGTAGATGATCTTGTCGGCGGCACGCGCGGCCAACTCTTCCGCCGTCCAACCACGCGATTGCGTGGTTTCGACAAAAACACTGCCTACATGTACGGGTGCTGATGCTGTGATCATGGTCCAGGTGAATCCGATTTAAGTGGGATGCGAAGCATGCCATCACGATATTCGTCACGGCGGCGACGGCCTTGTTGCTCTGCGCCCAGACCTTGAATGGCCTCTTTATAGGCATTGCGAAAGTACTGCATCATTTCAGTAGGTCCTTTCGTGTAGCTATAGGCTTGAATCAGGCACGCGTACAACAAAGCCTCAGGGGCATTATTGCTGATCCAAGTGGTCGAATTGGCCGACGACAACTGCGTTGGACGGTAGATGTACCCCAGCTCCACGCTGTAGCTTTGATTTGGCGTTGGAGCAATATAAAACGTGTTCTGGTCCCACACAGAATAATACTTGGGCGTGCCCTGCGTGGTGCCATTGGCCCAATACTCTTTCATGAAGGACGTGTCCCGGAAGTCCAGGAATAGTTGGTCGCCGCTGGTGGGCGTCAGAATCATGTACCGGTGCGTCAGAAGGTCCGTAGGAGCGGTCAGGAACTTGTTGCCCTGGGTCATGCTGCCTGTGACCTCCAGCTTGAAGACGTCCAGGTCAATCTCACGAAGAATCTGGTTCTCCGCCATAGTGATAAAGGTATCTATTACCGCACTGGTAAACACGTTACTGTTCACCTCGGTATAGTTTCTGATGTTGGTGACAAGTTCGTTGTAGGTCATGTGATACTCACTGTCACTGATCCGACAACGCCTTGCGCAATGAGCGCCTGGTCCTGGACATACGGTTGCATGTTGGTGCCCCCTCGGACGCTGCCGTAGCTTTGAAAGGCCGTAAAGCCTGGCGCGCCAACAAAGACGGACACAGGCTCAATACGGTCGGGTCTTGGGTCACGCAATGCAATGGCGTCGCCCCGGTAGCGCAACGGCTCAAGCTGGGGCTCTTTTGGCTCATAGTCATCCGGGCACACCATAAACCCGCGCCAGTTTTTGCGCAGGTTGTTGTACTTGTACCGCTGTCCGCAGTAGTCGCACAGCCCGTATGAATATATGCCAGTTGCAAAGGCCACGTCATACCCCCAAGTCCGGTACGAACTGCACGCTGGCAGTGTCTCGGTCTTCCATCGCTGCGCGCAGGAAGTCTTCTTCGTAGATTGCCTTGAGCGCGGCCACGCGGTCAGCAGCAAACTTGAGCGATAGATAGTAGGCCAGGCCCGACGCCAGGCATGGCAAAAATCTAAAATTTACATCAGACGTGTTGGTGTACGCGCCTGCATCCTGAATGCGCCGAATGCGGTAATACACGAAGGTGTAGTTCTGGTCCGCTGCCGGATAAAAATACACCTTGGGGGTATTGGTGCGCTCTACATAAAACTGAGCAGGTCGGGCCTGCGTGGTTTTATCCGGCACGTTGAGGTAGTCTTCACGGCTGATGCGCTCAATGTAGACGTCTGTGTTGATGCCTTGGTTGTTTTGGCGAATGATGGCCTCAAGCACATTTACCACATCAGTGGGCAACGAAATGCTGCTGGTCCCCTGCACTAGGGCATAAGTGGCCTGTTCAATGGTCCACAAATTCAACCCGCGATTGGCCCAGTCGAGGAACAGCAAGTTGAGCGAGCGACGAGCTGACGTGAGCTGATACCCACTGGTCGGCCGCATGCCACAGCGCTCAAACGCCTCTTCGATTAAGTCATCAATCGACAGGTCAAAGGTGGTTGTGTTGGAGGTTGTCATTCGCTGTACAAGTTGTCAAATGTCGCCTGTGCGTCCATGTACGAGTCATCTTGCTCCGCGCAGTGTATCCACTGGCTGGGCCTGAAGTCTGGAGCACCCTCCCCTGTTTGCCAAAACGCAGGGCTTGTGACCCTGACACGATTATTGGGCAGAGCAACAATGTTGCCTGTCCACTTGCCTGCATCTGTCAGAACCAAAACATGACTCTGCTTGTGCTGCGCAGGACAATCAGCCACCTCGCTCTCCGTATAGTCTACGGTAAACAGGTACCTGCCTGTGTGAAACTCCCCATCTATTTTGCACAACCAAGGGCTGGGACTGGTCCTGGCAAACTTGATCACCGTGTGATGGTGAGAGGGACAATCCCAAGGTTGCGCTAAATGGGTAGGCATGCGCTCCGGCCACCCTTCCAGTGGAATATCTCCCACCAGCGCAGTGATCGGCATGCGCGCCCACATGGCTCCCCCATGCACGTTTTCAGAACCATCTACGTGGCTTTCACACCCCGTAAATACAAGCTGAAAACTCAAGCAACGATCCGGCATGACGTTGACCGCAATGACATTTGCGTGCAAGTACTCGCCATGGTACTTCTGATGCATGTGAGTAAACTCGCGTCTGACCCAGCATTTAAAGTACGGAATGTTGCTGATGAGGTATGCCATTACTTAGCGCGTTTGGCCATCTTCTTAGCAGCACCGCCGGCCGCGTAGCCCTTGGACATCATGCCACCAGACATCATGCCCTTGGCCATGCCGCCTGCAGCGTAGCCCTTGGACATCATGCCCCCGCCCATTTTGCCGATGGGCTTGCCCATGGCCATGCGCTTGTGCTCATTGATGTTGCCCTTGTTGGCCATGCCGCCCTTGGCCATCATGGGGACGCCAGTTTTTTTACTGGGTTCCGACATCATCTTGTTTGCGGGGCCGCTTTCAACAGCACCACCACCGCGCGTAGCGGCTCCCATTCCACGTCCAGTCATGTTATTTCCCCTTTTTCATTGCACGGCCCTTGACGTCGGCCGTTTTACGTTTAACAGCACGACCCATCTTGTCGCCCATGTCAGAATCTTTCATCATCTTGCCCCCAGGCATCTTGTGCATGCCTACCGAGCCACCTTTTTTCATTGCAGGAGGCATGCCTTGAGGCGCTCCCTGGGGCATCCCTTGAGGCATGGGGCCGCGCGCGGGAGGCATTGCGCCCTGCATTGGCATGCCGCCAGCAGGACCGCCCATTTGCATCTTCTTGGGCGTGCCGCCTTTTCTCATCTTGCCAACACCGTCGGCCGCAAAAGAGGGCACTGATTTGCCGTCTTTTTTAACCATTTTCATTTTTGAGGTCGCCATATCTACTCCTTACTTTGCTTGTTGAATAAGTTGGTCAATTTTTGCTTCAAGCCGATTAAAGCGTTGGTCAATGTGGTCAGTAACTCTTTGCACTTCTGTGTTAGTCGCGTAATCACGGGCAATCTCCTCGCGTGTTTTGTTCAACAGTATGTCTATCCGCTTGACTTCTTCAATTTTTTCACGAATGAAAAACCACAATCCGCCGAGTGCAACGGATAAAACGGTTGACCAGATTAAGTTAATGTCCATCAGCATTTCCAGCGCTCCAAAGCAGCCGCCTTGCGGGTAGGCTTGCCTTTTTCATCTTTCATGGGTCCCGGCATGCCGCTCATGCGCGCGCAGAACGAGTCCTTGCGCTTACCGCCTTTGGGCTGGGGGGCCTTCAAATTACTTCCTGTTGCTGCGTTGTACTTAGCACGGCCTTTGGCAGTCAAGCCCGCCCCTTTGGAGACGGGCAATTTCTCACCACGACCAACCGAAAGGGATGGCGCTTTCTTAGCCATTACTGCGCGGCTCCACCATAAAAGAACAACGTCACGCTGGTAATCTCCACGCCAGAGACATCAATAAACACCCCTGAGTCAAAAAGAATTCCCATGTCCGGCAAAAGAATGTCAGTGGCTCCGGCCACAGCAGCGGTGGTGAGGGTCAGCAATGCTGTGGCCCCAACAACACTACCATTCCTTAGCGTAATTGTTCCGGCCGTTGCCGTGTTTGTGAAATAAATGCCGGCTACCCGGGTGCGACCCGCAACGGCATGCGCGTCGACAGTCTTTGTGACTGCCTGAATATTGCTGCTGCTCATGTCAGCTCCTGGTTAAGCGGTACGTGTGAAGACGTATGCGGTGGCGCTGGAGAACATCAGCGTGAATCGGGCCAGGCCTGTAACACCCGAAGCAACGGTCAAGTCACCAAAGGAACCGGGAGTGTCTGCAGCAGCGCTAGACAAAATACCGTTCACAGCAACAACAATAGTCACTGTGTTTGCGCCACCGGTGTTGTCAATGTACAGGTCAAAAATTGTGCCCTTAACTGCTCCCAGTGCTGCTCCAAGCAAAGTGCCAGTTGGCAAAGTAATGGCGGTTGCAGCAGCAGATGTGGAAGTAATGTAGCCAGTAGCAACTTCAGCAGCAGTGGCGGTTGCAGTGGCATTGATTGCGGCGGTCGTAGCATGCGTGACGCGGCCGGTTCCTGCAATATTGCCTGTGACGTTACCTGTGACGTTACCTGTGACGTTGCCCGTAAGATTGCCAACAAAACCATTGGTGGACGTGACTGGGCCGGAGAAGGTGGTTGATGCCATGATTTTTCCTTACATGCAAGTGAGGGTGTTCTGTCTGCATGTCGTCAGCCGGGACTGTCAGAACACCGGATGACCCCGGAATAGTTGCAATATATCACGGTTTAAAATGAGGCGCAACAAATAAAAAGGGCTCCCGAAGGAGCCCTAGTGGCAGGCCAGTCACCTCTACCGTACTGAACCTATTAAGCGCCAGGTGAGCCAAATATGCCACGGGGATCGCTGAAGCCGAAGCTGTAGCGTTCACGGGCCTTGTAGCGCACGTTGCCGGTGTCGAAGTCGCCTTCAAAACCAGTCTTCAAGGTAACGCGCTCAAACATTTTCATGCCGTTAGGAGCGTCAGTCTTGATGAAGTACGCATCTGGATCGGTCAGGAAGTTGTTGACCACGTAGCCCTGAGGCACCATGCCCATGTTGAGGATCGCGTTGACGTCGTTGTCCGCAGTGCCCACACGCAGTGTGGACTTGAGGATACGGTCAGCCGTGAACTGCAACTCTTTAGGGATGATCAGCTTCAAGCCCTGCACCGCAATCTTCAAACCACGCTCATCGGTGAACGCTTGAATGTCGATCAAAGACTGTTCCAAGGAGGTCTCGGACAAGTCGGCAGGTGTAGCCAGGGTGTTGGCCAGGTTCGGACCTGACAGGGTAGGGTGGTTGGTTGCGCACAGAACAACACCGTCGCCACCGATGGAGGTGGTGAAAGCGCCGTTGAGCACAGCCGCAGCCTTGATCTGCTTGGTCTGAGCCATGGAACGAGCCAAAGCCTTGGTGTAGCGGGCAGACAAGCGGTCGTAGAGGTTATCTTCAACAGCTTCTTCTGTCAGCGAGAACGCCAAAGCGATAGTCTCGTGGGTGTAGCGAGCCGTGTAGACCTCTTGCGCCTGGTCGTATGAAACGCCCGAGCCTTCAGTCTTTACGGGAGCTTCGCCAAAGCCCGATTCCATCACTTCCTCTTCAAACGCGCGGTCAGAAGATTCGATGGCGTAGATTTGGGTGTGTTGATTCTCGTAGTTTTTGTACTCGAGTCCGAACAAAGCATTGAGACCAGGCTCAAGCTCTTTCACCAGTTGTGCACGTGAAATTGCCATTTATGTTCTCCTTATTGACCAGCAACACCGGCACTACCGTACACGTGTTCGTTGATCTTAACTACCACCACGGCAAAAGAGCCGTACTCGTTACTTGGGACGTTGTACAAACCTACCGTCTTTAGGTTCAAAGCGGCTGTAGTAGCAAGCGTAGAAGAGTTCAGTTCCATGGTGGACACACCAGTGGTGGTGCTTCCGCCTGTACCGATCACGTCTGCATTCTTGCCCACATCCGCAGCAACGAAACCTGCATCACACTGAACCAAAAACAACTGGCTAGGATCGTCGATCACATCGGCAACAATTTTACCTGCTGTGATGTTGACAGAACCTGGATAGAAGTTCTTGAACGTGGGTTTTCCTGTGGTGGGATCAATGTAGTTGCAACCGTTAAACACGCCTACCGCAGCAGTGTGTGTAGCAGGGAGAAACCTCGTAATGAAACCAGATGCAAGAGCAACCAAGTCGCCTTGGAAAATTGTTCCAGCTTGGTTATCAGCAATCTCATATCCGTACTGTTTTTGTGCACCAGTAGCAGAAAGATTGCCAATAGGACGAAAGCCGAAAGCCTTGTCAGTATTAGCCATTTGTCATTTCCTTAAAAGTGAATTCTGTTAGCTCTTGTTAGAGCCGCCAAAAGAAACGCGAGACTGACGTGTGGGTCGTTGAATGGTCATGCTGTTGTGGGCATTCGCTTTCATCAACTCGTTGTCCGCCGCCTGTAATTGGTCATTCGCTCGACCTTGGTAATACGCACTGCGTTCTTCCAGTGTCTCATTCGGGATACGTGCAAGAAGTAAGCCTCCCACGCTGATAACACCAGCATGTCGGCCGTCTTCTACTGTTGGGACATGAAAGTCGGGGTACTCGTCCCCACGAACCAGCTCATACCCCTCGCGGAGCTTTCCAGAGATGTTCGTGCGGTCGTCTTTACCCGCAACTTCAGCCCGAATCCAACGGTGCTTATATCCAGGAGGTGGAGGTGGCGCATCCAGTCGTGAAGGGGGAGCCCAAGGCTTACGTCGCGCATCTTTCTCCCGGGATTCGAGCCCGCGAGAAGTGCGATTGAGGGTAGGCAATTTAACGTCTGACATGGTCTTACTCCTTTACGTACTTGGCATATTCCTCGAGAGGAACACCCAGCTTTTTGGCAATTGCAACTTGACTTGGGGTCAACTTGACAGTGCGGCGTGCGTTGTTGATACCCGATGATCGGGATGCAGGTCCCACCGTTTGCACGGTTCTGGCGGTCCTGTTAGTTTGCGCTTGCTGCTGACCCCCACCCAGTCTCTGGGGGAAGGTCTGCTTCAAGCGGTTGTCTAGCTCATCATAGTACTCATTGCTGTTTGGGTCAAATCCCTCGCTTTGAATCAACTGGCGATGGATTCCCCACGCTGCATGGGTCATGGCAGTGTCGCGCCCGTACCAGGGGTTTCGCTCGGCCCAGTCCTCTACTCGAGGGTCAACCTCCTGCTGCACTTGCACCTGAGGCTGCTGGGCAGCCTGCTGGGCGGCAACTTGCTGTTGGTAATTCCATTGCTGGACTTGTTGTTCGCGTTGCTGAGTAGCAACATTGATTTGGCTTTGCTCCATGGTCAGCGTTGTGAGACGCTGCTGGGCTTCCGTTTCAGTGTCAATGTCACCTTCTTCGCGGGCCTTGCGGATGATCTGCTTGAGAGCCACCACTTGCGTCTGAACACGGCCATTGGCCTCGCCCAGGCGCTCGCCATCCACCGTCATGTACTGCTGCTCAAGCTGCGTGGCACGGGCCTGGACGCTCTTGGCGTATTCCAAGGCTGCCTGCTCACGGCGCTGGGTCTCGCGCAGGCGCGCGGTTAGTTTGTCAATACGTTTCTTGACACCTTCGCTGTACTGGTCAAGCTCGCCCCCATTGGACTGCTGTGACTGGGTCTCGACCAGAGGTGCTTGGGGTTTGTCCAACACTTCAGCAGCGCCGTCCTCCCCGATTGCAACGGTGGCAGGACTTTCGTCCTCACCTATCTTAAATTCAAGTTGCTCATTCATGCCATTGCTCCTTTACATGTGCAGAATATCTTCAGGACTGTTGACCACTCCAAGTACCTCATCGTCGTTGATGAGACGAATCTCACCGCCGTCGATTGGGATGCGCGCGCCAGCGTAACGGCCAAAGATGATCCAGTCTCCCTCTTTGCACCACGGTCCGGTCGGGAATTTACTCTGGTCAGCATAGGCAAGGTTGCCTACTTTTAGGACATAGCCACAGGTGGTAGCGAGCTGGGTCTTGCGTTGCGTTTCTTCGGCCAGGACGATACCGCCCTTGGTCTTTTCTGCGCCGCGATAGGGGAGAATGGCAATGCGCCACCCACTAGGTTTTGGAATGGTGTCGATAACCGCTTGGTCGAGCTTCTCGGGGTCAAACCCGAGCTCGGTATAAGCGTCTTCCAAGGCCGGCGGCTTGTTTATTGCCTCCTCTGCCCATTTACGCTCCAAAGCGGTCATGTTGATTTCAGGTATCTCTACGGTTTCCATGGTCTTCCTTTCATTTGAGAAAATCGTCTGCATCATCCGTGACTTTTTTGAGCAACTCTTTCACGGAATCTTCAACCATTCTCAAACCCTCAAGGCGACCCATCATGAAGCGATACCGCTCCATGTCTGTGATGGTTCCGTTCAGGACAATCTGTTTGGATTGATCCTGGAGTTTCCTGATCTCTCTCAGAACTGCTTCTGCAAATTCAAGCATGGTGTTTCCATGAAAAGCAGACGGTACAAGGCTCCGTCTGATAGCACTCACTTAATTAGTATATCTTAACTGGGCGATTGCCGTCTCTCTTCTTCACAATCTTGTACGGACCCTGGACCCCCTTTGGAGTCTGCACTCCGTCCTTGGGCCCCTTGTCCCTAAGCGCAGGTTTAGGTTTTTTAAGCGGCATACTGGCCTCCTGGTTGTTGGGATTGATTGGCCTTGGCCTGCTGCAACTGCAGTTTTTGCAGGTTAATCTGGTTGGTCTGCTGTGCCTTTTGCTCGTCCAGGGCCAGGCGCTTTTGGTCAATGCCGATGCGCGCCTTGTCCGCCTCTGCACGCTGGGCAATTTCCTTCTCCTTGATCTGGACCAACGGATCGGGGCCTTCACCACCCGCAAACTTCTCCTGCATGTCGCGCACTTCCTTCATGCCCATGGCAATGTTGATGGCGACCATGCCTTCCTTCTGGATGGCAGAGACCAGGCGGTCTGGATCGGTCCCATACTGCTTGAACAGCTCAACTTCCATATCCTCTTCCGCGCGCAGGCGCACGTGGTCAAGTATGTGCTTTTGCAACTCAACCGCAGACGTTGGATTGGCCTGCAGAATGGGTGACATGCCCATCATCAGGTGGGACGCAATGTGCGCGTCATGTTGTTGGCCGGCAAAGGCCTTGAGCTTCATGCCGTTCAAGACGTCACTGTTCTCGGACGCCGGGTCACGGGGCATGTTGGTGTTTTGCGGCAACAGCACACCGTCAATGTCACGCAAGTTCAAGGCTGAATACATGCGGTAATACGCCTCGTACATGTTGTGCATGTTCGGAGCGCTCTGGGCCAACTGCAACTGCATCTGGGCCAACTGAATGCGCTGGGCAGAGCTGAAGATGTTGGGGTCAGCCACGGGCTGCACCGACACCATGCTGTCAAAGTCTGCCTTCTTGATCTTGCGGCTGGCCCCTGGCACGTCATAGGGGTACTCGTCGGGCATGTATTGGCCAAAACCCTCAAACAGCAACCTGAACTCCAGCGTTTGCGCATAGTGCAGGCGCTTGTGGATGCTGGACATGACCATCGAGCCGCGTTCCAAGAGCGCCAGGGTCGTTCCGACCTGTGCGTACTGGTTGCCGTCGCCAACTTGCATGTCTGCCGTGCTGGACAAGCGCTTGCCGGCGTCCACAAGGAACCCCATGAGCGCAAACAGCACTTGGCTGGGCTCTTTGTACGGCAAAGGCAACAAAGACGCTGAAAGCTCTGCACCACCTGCGTCAATGTCTCGCCATTCACCCGGCTGGATGGGGTCTGAGTCGTCCGCGATCCGCGCTCCTTTGGCCTTGAAGCCTGCAGGCAGGTTGGCGAGCGTGCCAGCGTCAATCAACTGACGCAAGGCGCTCGTAGCGGCCTTTCCAAGGCCTCCGATGAGGTGCACAAAGCCCAAGCCGTAAGCACCGGGGCCCTCGACAAGCACGTAATGCACAAAATAATTGCGGCGGTTGCACTTTTCGTCGTTTTCTTTCCAATTCCGACGAATTCCGACCACTTTTAACGTGTCTTCAGCAAGGGTAACCACGTATGGACGCTTAATTCCGGTCGGTTCGTCGTCCTCGTCCATGTCTTCAAAGCCTTGGAGGTCCAAATCCACCAATTGCTCAAGCAAAAACACCTCTCCGATGTCATCTGTGGGCTGAATGCCTGTGACTTTGTCAATGGCTTCCTGGATTTGGCTTGCATCGGCAGGGGAGGCATAGGTGTCCAGGTATACGTCAAGGTACTCACCTGCCAAAGCACGCTTGCGGTACTCGTTTGAGTCCATTGCAATGCGGTGCGTGAGCCGTGGGCATTGGGATACGACGCTTGAGCCGTTGTACGGAATGTAAACATCGTCCGCCAGGCACAGTTTTGACACCATGCGGCCCAGTTGGTAGTCGTAGTAGACCTTCTTGAAGGTCGAGCCACCGTAGCCAGTGTAGAAAAGCTGCTGGTCAAACTCAGGCGTGTACTCTTCCATCACCGTGGTGATCTGGTAGTTCATGAAGTCTTGCACACGGCCGGCCTGCTGGAACTTTTCCACAGTCTCTTTGCCCATGATCTGCGAGCGAACAGGGCCACCGGCGGGCATCAGCTCCTTGAAGGCCTGTGCCTGGAACTGAACAATGGCCTCGGTCAACATTGGATGGGTCGCGCCCGACGCGCCACGGAAGGGCTTGGTGCGCTCTTCCATGCGAAAGCCCAACAGATCAAG